AGTAATCTGAATCTACGCCGGAAGCGTAGCAAAGCACCTGCACCTGATCCTTGGGAAGTCCAAGGTCTTTTGCCTGTTGAATGGCGTCAAGAATCGAACAGTAGAGTTCGTATTCAGACTCCTGCGCCTGTTGGTCTTGTTCCTGCTGTTCTGCCCACATTTCAGATGAGTGACTCATCACCGGCTCCGATCTGGATTACCAAGCTCGCCTTGGCGCATGGTGTAGTCTGTGTAGCCTGAGTCCTGCGAAGCGACTTCATGGGCAGCTTGTGCGAAATCCACAAGGCCGTTAGTAGCACCGCACTTGGGGCAAGTAGTAACGGTTGATCCGTAGATAGCGTTACAGCGCCAGCAGAGGGTTTCTGGATTGCTCACGATACTACCTGAGCGGCTTGGATGTGATCGGTAGGCTCAGGAGTCGGGTTCATCACTTCACTTGAGACGGCTGCTGCCAAGTGGCCCCACTGAGATACTGGGAAGGTGATGGACTCGGTGGAGTACCTGCCATTACCTTGTGAGAGGGTGATGTTGCCCTCTTTGATGTCAATTTCGATGCTTCTAAACCCTTCAAATGTTTTCATAATATCCTCGTAAAAGTTATCAGAGAATCAGCTTATCGTCGCTGCCTGCCTATCATGCCTTGTCGGAGACAGAGGGCCGTATCTAGGTGCTATCGCTGTAAAACGCTTGCTGATGGAGAGTGATGATACGCCTTCCAATGGAAATTGCAACCCCCTTGCACAAATAAAGTTAGGCGTGTATGATGCAGTCCATGCTAATCAATCCTGTCGCTATCAACCGTCAAGCAAAGGCCAGGCGAGCCAAGATAAAGTTGCTACGGAACCAAGGCTGGAAGCTCGAAGCTATAGCAAAGAAGTTTGCTATCAGCCACCAAAGAGTTTCACAGATTCTAAGGCAGTCCTAATGCACTACTACCAGTTCAACATTGCCGACTATCGGAAAGACACGGCACACCTGAGTCTTATGGAACATGCAATATATAGACAGCTTTTGGACTGGTACTACCTAGACGAGAAGCCCATCCCAACGGAAACCCATTGGGTTATTAGGAGGTTTCAAGTTCCGTTTGAGCAGGTAGAAACCATCCTCAAAGAGTTCTTTGAACTTCAGCAAGATGGGTGGCATCACGAGCGATGTGACATTGAAATTAACAACTACAAACACAATGCAGAGAAAAACAGGCGCAACGGAAGGCTTGGCGGGAGGCCGAAGAAAACCCATTCGGTTATTTTGGCTAACCCAAATGAAACCCAAACGAAAGGCAACCAGGAACCAATAACCAATAACCAAGAACCAGTAACCATAGAGTCAACTACATTGTCAGGCAAGCCTGACGCCAGTCCTCCGATAAACGGTTCAAGGGCAAAAGCTATAGAGCTTCTTGAATTCCTGAACATGAAGACAGGGAAAAGATTTAGACCTGTTGATGCCACCCTGAAACCTATAGCTGCCCGACTCAAGGAGTTTGAGTTGCAGGAGTTAAAGTCAATGATCTCTATGAAAGCCAGGGAGTGGGGTCAAGACGAAAAGATGTCTGATTACCTTCGTCCGATGACGCTATTTGCGGCTTCTAACTGTGCCAACTATGTTGGACAGCTTCACATGGAGGAGTGATGAGGATTATTGGAGTTATGAACGGATGGAAAGAATGCCCTAGTAAATGGTGGAGATATATCTTATTGCCGTACAAACGAGAAGTTTGTCCAGAATGGACAGCGATTTCTGTATTCGGGTTCGTGTTTTTTATAGGAGATGATTCAAATGGAGTGTCCTGACTGCGGGAAGTATTGCAAAGGGTCTTCCTGTTCTTGTGGGTGGGGTAAAACTGGAGGATCAGGCATGTCGCCTCCAGAACGCGCTGCCTGGGAGTTCCAGCGCAAGCAAACCCTGAAGGTGGATGAAGCCAGAGAGTCTGAAAAGGCAAGGCAATGGCTACAGGATCGTGGGGTTGTGGGTAAAAACGTCAAAGGTGAGGAAAGACGTAAAGCTCTTCATGCGTACATCAAGACTTTGGTAAAGGTAAAGCCTGGGAAGGATTGGGCAGATCAGATCATTGAAGACTTTGAAGCTGGGCGGTATCCCCATGAAAACGGCTACAGACTCGCCTGTGATGCTAAAGGGAAAGAGCCTGTGAAGATTGAAGGGGTGGCGTTTTGAAAACCTGTTCTTGCGGTGGAGAGTTTCTAAGGCACGGTATAACGCATTACAAGACGTTTCCTGTTGTTGGGGTTAGGTATATCTGCCGCGAGTGCAGAAAATCGCATACAGAGCGTTTTAAGGCTGATTCCGTCGAAGGGTTGCTGTTCTTTAACTCGACTGGAAGGCCAATGCTGAAAGATTGGCGGCATCTGTGATCAAGATTAGACGCGGCCCTACCATCGAAAGGTATGCCCAAATATACGTCCAGCAGTTAGATTTCGACATAGACGAGGCTTGTGATGAAGTTCTTGAATGGGTAAATGAATACATCAACAACCCAGGAGAGCATAGAGAAGCCAACGAGGAAGCCCGTAGAGACTCGATATTTGAATACATCAAGAGCCAGATAGCCGCTTCGACTTACGGACGAATCAAAGAATCATTGGAGAGAGAAAAGGAGAAAGCATGAGCAAGCAATGGGGTCATGGGTTTTATAAGGGGAGGACGGATGGCTATGTTGATGGGGCTTCAGAGGGATTTGACCGTGGGAGAAAGGCTGGTTCTCCGCTATCAAAGCGTGACCGTCATGGAGGCTATCTCTTTGCTTTGGCGGTAGTCGATCAGGCAGAGAGGGTGCTTTCAGATGCAGATATAGGCGCGTTCCCTGACGAGTGCCGAGTTAGAGCGCAGGAATGTAATCGGAACATCAGCGATCTGAGGACTTCATTGATTGAGGCAATAACAAAATCAAACGATGAAATTAGTGTTGAGGAAACAATAAATCAGTTTGATGCCAATAAATGATGGAGAAAAAATGCTTAACAACGACCGATGCCCCTATTGTCACCAAATGAGCAAGCGAACCCGTTCACAAAATAACCTTCTCTGGGCTATCGTGAGGATGATAGAAGAGCAGCTTGCCGTGAAGGGGAAGCACTTTGGCGCTGATTGCTGGCTGGAATACTTCAAGGAAAGGTATCTCGGCAAGGAAGAATTCCAACTGCCGAACGGGAAGATCATCACCCGAACACGGGGAACCTCAAGCCTGACGAAAGAGGAAATGAGTGAATTCATGCTGAAAATCGAGTCGTGGTGTGGTCAACACGGAGTTCAACTGCCTGATTTCGACGAGGGGAATATATGAACGAAGCCCTTAACTGGATGATGAGAGTCAAGAAATCCTCCGAGTTCGATCAGCTTGAAACCTCGATAAACATCCGTCTTGAGCAGATCAGGATGGAGTTTCGGGAGAAGATTCACACCCTGGCGCGTTCCACTGGACAATTTATGAAGGTGAAAAAATGACAATTTCTCTCAGAAAGTCTATCAACCAGAAATGCAAGGACTGTACCTATGACCCCCTTGGCGAAGGGAACTGGAGACAACAAGTAGGAGACTGCCGAGTAAAAGTCTGCGCTCTCTGGCCTATCAGACCTGTAAGTAAGCCCCGAATAACGCGCGATTTGGCCCCCCAAGTGGAGGTATAGGCCATGATTGATGACATTGATTGGGTTGCGAAGATTAAGGAGATAGGGATCGGCTATTGCGACGATAACGATGAGGCAAAAAGGTTCGGGAAGCATTTCATCATTAGATTCGATGATGATGTTCCGGCATTGGTAGCTATGTTTAACGACATGGCCCCGATGCAAGCCTACGCAGATGGGTGGAATAATGGGTATCAAGAGGGGTATCTTGAAGCTATAAAACGACTCAGAGCAAAAATACAATGATCCCAAAGAAAAAGAAGCGCCCTAAGCAGACCCCTTTACCGAGTCTGATAGCGAAAGCTGACAAGCTGGCCTCTCAGTGCGTCAGACTAAAGTACGCCGACGAAAACGGGATGGTGAAGTGCGTTTCTTGTGAAACCATACTTCACTGGTCAAAAGCGCATTGCTGTCATTGGATTGGAAGATCAGCTAAGTCGGTCAGGTGGGACGAAAGAAATTTGATGCCAGGCTGTGCGGCGTGTAACTGCTATCGCCCTGAAACTCATAGCAGGGAATACACCCTATTCCAGCTTGATCGCTATGGGAGGGAAGGAATTGAGGAAATCAAAGCCGACAGCAGGAAGGTCTTGAGAGGATCGGAAGTCAGGGAATTAGCTCTTGAGGCCATAGAATATTATTCGGCAGCATTAAAAGAGTTGACAGACTAACCGGTTAGTTGGTAATCTGTTGGCGTCGGTATGGCAACCGGCACGGAAAGCAGAACCCCGGAACATTCTTGAAGGGGCTGTGTAGTGGTCTAATCGCGCTTTCCCGTGCCGACCATTGTCCAGCCAAGGGCCAGCCCCTCCAAGAGTCTTTCGGGGTTTTTCTTTGCCGACCGCGTGAGGATGCAGCGTTAGGCAAGGATAGCCTTGAATCGGGCTAAACCTCAGAAAGACAGGGTAGAGTGACACCATCTCTGGCCCCTCGTAGCCTGTCAGCTAGGGACTACACAAGTTATGGCGCAAAACGGTGGAACTACCAACGCCATAGTCGATAAATAGCTGCCTCAAAGGTGACTTGGGGACTAGGTTGTTTCATATCCTAGTCTCGGAGTTGGCAGGGTAGGCATCCTATCCACCATTGGAGACTCTTTGAGTCTAGGAAACCCTACAGCGCCACCCCATTAACGGATGTCTCCCCAAAACGACCCTAAGCAATTCAGGATTGAAAATGGATTCAGGTAGGTCAACCATCCTCCGTTTTAAACAGCAGATGGTTAGCTTGGAAGATCAAAATTCCTGAGCGCCAACCCCATGAAGGAAAGAAAAAGCCCCCCAGGGCTAATCACTGAGGGGCGAAAGGCGCGGGAGGATGCGCCGATGGGGATTAACTATATCGCAAGCGCGAGGAAATATCCACAGAGAGCGCCGAAAAGCATCGCGCGGATCAGGCCGGAGGATTGTGGGCGGATCGGGTAGCGGTTAGGGGCGTTGTTCATCGCGTCGTTACCAGCGCGACCGGCGATCCGTTATAGCGGTTCTGGCAGGAATACAGGCCGGTTCCCTTGCGGGTAAGAATGTACTTGTCGGGTTGCCGTTTCCAGGCGCGTAGAAGGTTCGCAAGATACTCTCTACTTTCAAATGCGCGGAATTGCGGTTCATCCTGGAATTGAAACGTGCAGGCGGTTTTCATGGTAAGCCCCTAGATTAAATTAAGTTGCTGCGGTTCAGCAGGCCGGAGAATTGAAACCGGCCTACGTTCGCCCAGGCATTGAAGATAAGACTTCACCCAGGCGATTGAATGGCGGTATTTCATGGTTAGCAGTGGAAAGCGTCGGCGTGCGTGTCGTTCGGGCCTTACGGCGTGTAGTCGGGCAGCGTGTCGTAGTATTCCAGCTCTGCGGCCTTGTATCCTGCCGCATGGCCGAGCATATAGTTAGCGTTGTTCGGATAGCGCGGTTCAATGCTGCAAAATCCGTCCGTGCGGCCTTTTTCATAGTCTGTTTTGCTCATGATGATTTCCTTTCAAGTTATCAGGTTCCGGCCAATACAGCCGCCTATACGCCCCAAGAGAGGCGCATAGACTGCGGCATTAGTCCTTAGCGGGTTGAATGTTTCCTGCCTTTAGAATCTTATCCGCTGCGCTGAATATCCGCTGCGCGCTCTTTTCAGGTATGGATTGCCCAGATAGCCAGTTCTGGATATATCCACGCGATTCTTCAAGCCCAGGAAGCCCTAAGAGACTGCAAAGAATGTAGGCGGTTCCTTCGGCTTCGGCTTCCCTAATATCTTTCGGAGTCCGTTCGCTATCGGAAAGCGTAGTCTCTGCACAATGGCCTAGGACGACGTGGGCCAATTCGTGAAACCTTGTTTTATGCGGCAGGACGGCCAGAGGATTAACGGCGATACTTCTACCGCTAGCGTAGCCTTGGCAGTTTCCGTCTACGTGATCGAATGTGCCTTCGGTAATCTTCAGGGCTTCGAGAGCTAATGACTTGTCCCATGATGGGATTTTAACTTCCGGCTTGAATTCTTCGCCTTCGGTCTGATCGAGTGAAAACCAATTATTCTTCCAGGCAAAGAATGCGAAGGTTTCAGTCTCGCCGGTTTCCTTGTTTTCCTTCTTGCCGGTCAAAGGCATACACAGAGCAATAGCTTTCTCGCCTTTCTTCACGCTGCGCCCTTTTTCCTTCCAGGCCTTGAAGGATGCAATAGGGGAAACAGGAAGACCCCGAGCACGTAGTTGGTAACCGGCAGCGGCTTGATTTCCTATGCTGTAATTCCAAAATGCGGAATAGCATTCAGAGAGTCGGCCTGGAATGGTAACGGCTTCGCTAAGTAATTCGCTCCAGTTTTGCTTATTGTCGCTCATGATGTTCTCCGTAAGTAATCAGTAAGGGTTGATGATATTTCAGGACTTTGAAGGCCAATAGACTTTAACGATGTTCCCGCATTCGTCTTTATCAACTTCAATAGAAAGGCCGAGAGATTGAACCGCGCCTATTGGATTCCAATACTTAGTAACGTCAGATAGCAGGCACAAGTTATAGAAGCTCTCTTGCTTCACGTTATCCTTGTTGATCGTTGTCATTTTTGCTAACCCCTTGATTTATCCGGCCTTTATTTCTACCGTATTTCTATTTTAGTTCCTGCAATAGTCATGTAAAGGCGTCTAGTTAATGGGCGGATAAACAGAACTAATTAATCAGTAAAACAATCAATAGAATCAAATAGAGTGGTTAGGGGCTATTGCAATACTTTGTGGAATCGGATAGTCTCTAACCATTGGCCCTATCACCCAGGGCGAGCGATAAAGCTAACGTCTCAATAGTCGCTCAGGAACGCCACAGGCCGGCGGAATACAATCGAGGCGAGCCGCTAACAACAGCTACTTATGGGCGGCATTCTTGTTAATAGCATCTTCGGCACGGGTGCCCGTATTGTTTGATACCTGTTGAGGGATTCTAGAATGACTTCATTGGCAGTAATCAACAAAGAGACAATCCTGGATCAGATTCGCGCAGGTGTCAGACTATCGAAGATAGCCGCAGACCTTGGAATCTCGAAACAAGCTATCAACAATCAACTAGGCTCTGATCCAGAATATCAAGCCGCCTATCAAGCATTTCACGATGCCAGACTAGATGCTGCGGAGCAGGCTCTTGAGTCCGCATCAGAGCAGATTGACATCGTACGTGCACGGGAAGTATGGAAAGCATATTCTTGGAGAGCCGAAAGGCTCGATAAACGATATGCCAGCAAGCAGGAGCTGAGCATCGAGCATATCAATATGAGCGATGCCATTAGTAAAGGCAGGCAGCGTGCTAGATTGATTGAAGGCGAAGCCTCTTCAGTCGAAGACAGCGACAATCCTTAACGCTGGCCGACCATCCTAATCACCCAATCCATGTATCAGGATTGTTCCAATCACGTCATGCGTCGCATGGGGGTGCATGGGGGGGGGTGGGGGCTGGATGGATGCGCGAGAAGTTCCTAGGGACATCCCACTTCCCGTCTATTATTTTTTTTAGAAATAGAACTCAGACTATGCTCATAAAGCGATGTTAATTTCAGCAAAAGATAATATAGCGATGTTAGAAGATTTGAGTGATCCTAGGATCGCAGACAATCCTTTTAACTTTGCTATGTGGGCGTATGGATGGGGTGAAGGAGATTTGAAAGACTTCCCAGGGCCGAGGAAGTGGCAGAGGGAGGTTATGTTAGATGTAGCGGGATATTTGAAGACTTGTCGGAATAGACAGGAGAGGGCGGAACAGTTACCTGATTTCTTTCGTTGTGCGATAGCAAGTGGTAGAGGGCCGGGTAAGAGTGCTTTGGTTGGGATGTTGGCGCATTGGTTCATCTCTACGAGGATCGGGGGAAGTGTTTGGGTAGCTGCTAACGGAGAACCTCAGTTAAGAACCAAGACATTTCCTGAGATAGCTAAGTGGGTCGCTAGGGGTTTGAATGGGCATTGGTTTGAAGTTAACTCAATGAGTATTCAACCTGCTAAGTGGTTCAAGGAGATGATTGAGTCTCCGGTACAGAAAGGTGGTTTAGGAAAGAGCACGAGGTATTACTACGCTTCAGGACAGTTATGGAGTGAGGAGAACCCCGATGCTTTTGCAGGCGCACATAATAACGATGGTGAGATGGCTATCTTTGACGAAGCCTCTGGAATACCAGACAGGATTTGGACGGTACAGGAGGGGGTTTTCACGGAGAACATCCCTGACCGTTTCTGGTTCTGTTTCTCTAACCCACGGAAGAACACTGGTGCATTCTTTGAGACATTCAACAAGAACAGGGATTTATGGAGAACGAGACAGATAGATTCAAGAACGGTAGAAGGAATAAGTCACAGTACCTTTGAGAACATCATCAAGCAGTACGGAGAGGAATCAGACGAAGCTAGGATTGAGGTTAAGGGAGAATTCCCTTTAAGGGGAGAAACTCAGTTCATTGACGGACAAAAGATAAGAGACGCTGCTTATCGAGAGACTTATCAAGACCCTGGCGCTCCTTTGATTATGGGAGTGGATGTCGCTAGATTCGGAGTAGACAAGAGCGTTATCGCTTTCAGAAGGGGAAGAGATGCTAGGTCTATCCCTTGGGAAGTTTATGAAAAACTGGACACTCAGCAGTTAGCCGCAAAAGTCGCCCATGCGATTAGAAGGTATAACCCTGACGCTGTGTTTATAGACGGTGGAGGAGTAGGTGGTGGGGTGGTGGATTCTTTGAAAGCAATGAGATTCAAGGTAATAGAAGTTCAGTCTGGCGGAAGTGCTGAAGACAAGAACAAGTACAGAAACAAGAGAGCCGAGATGTGGGGGTTGATGAATGAGTGGGTTGAAGTCGGGTGTCTCCCTCAAGACGATAATCTAATGACCGATCTTGGCGGGCCTTCTTATTCGTGGCATCCGATTACGGGTCAGTTGATTATTGAAAGTAAGGACGATATGAAGAAAAGAGGGGTAGCCTCTCCTGACAAACCAGACGCTTTAGCCCATACGTTTGCAAGACCTGTGGCTAGAACAGACATTAAGACATCCCGTGGTAAGCAGGTAACCACAGCAGTGGATATTGACTATCCGATGTTTGGGTGATATGGTTCCTATACTTTTGACAGGATTCCAATAGGAGATAGCTATGAGTGGTTTCTTTGGCGGTGGCGATAGTCCCCCTCCCCCTCCCCCTCCCCCTCCCCCTCCCACGGTGGATACGGAAAGCGTAAATACTGCCGCTGCTGAAGAACGTAAGCGCAGGTCTACAGCACAAGGCAGGGCCAGCACGATGCTGACAAAGATTGGAGATGAAGAAGAAGCCCCGACTGCGCGTAAGAGGCTGCTCGGATCGTGAAGGGCGTAACCGGCCCACAGGACGATAGGGCCGCTGACATCCTCAAGCGGGTTGAGAAGGCTCGCGGTGATAGGGCGACATGGGAATCTCACTGGACTGAGATTGCTGAATACGTTGTTCCTGCGTATTCAGATATGTTCCTGAGTAGGGGAATAATAACCCCCGGTCAGAAGAAGACTGAAAAGGTATTCGACTCCACGGCACAAGCTGCACTGACGCGGTTCCGGTCGGTGATGGAATCTATCCTGACTCCAAGACAGCAGACTTGGCACAGGCTTAAGGCTGTTGATCCGTACTTGATGAAAGACCGCGACACGCAGTTGTGGTTTGAACAGGCGAACGACCTTCTATTCCGGTATCGCTACGCTCCGAATGCGAACTACGCCAGCCAGCAGAGTGAAATCTACTCAAGCCTTGGAGCTTTTGGTACGGGTTGTCTGTTCGTTGATAAGCTGGACAATGGTAAAGGACTAAGGTATCGGGCTATCTTTCTTGGTGAGGTCTTTTTCATAGAGAACCATCAAGGGATCATAGATACTGTTTACCGCTGTTTCAACATGACCGCTCGACAGGTCTTCCAGAAGTGGGGAGACAAAACCCCGAAGGACATCAAGGACAAGTTGGAAACAAAGCCGGATGATGAGCATGAAATCATCCATTGCGTCTATCCTAGAAGTGATAGGCAGACACAACGTATCGACTACGCAGGCATGGCTTATGAGTCAATCTATCTGTGTAAAGACTCAAAGACCATCCTGAGTGAAGGCGGCTATGACACGATGCCGTATATCGTGTCTAGGTATGTGACTCTACCGGGGGAGAACTACGGCAGAAGTCCGGCAATGGATGTACTTCCTGCTATCAAGACTCTTAACGAGGAAAAGAAAACCATCCTCAAGCAAGGCCACAGGATAGTTGACCCTGTCCTTCTTGCCTACGACGATGGGGTTCTGGATTCGTTCAGTCTGAAACCTGGCGCGATCAACTACGGTGGCGTAAGCGCAGAAGGTCGGCAGTTGGTTCATGCCCTTCCGTCTGGAAACCTTGCTATCGCCAAAGACATGATGGACGAGGAGAGGGCGGTAATCAACGACGCTTTCCTGATTACCCTCTTCCAGATTCTTGTCGAAACTCCGCAGATGACCGCCACGGAAGTCCTTGAAAGAGCTAGGGAGAAGTCAGCTCTCTTGGCTCCTATCATGGGAAGGCAACAGAGCGAAGCTCTTGGCCCGATGATCGAACGGGAAATTGACGTTCTGATGGCGCAGAGGCTTCTTCCTCCAATGACTGACGCCATGCGTGAAGCTGGTGGAGACTATAAGGTTGAGTACGAGTCTCCTTTGAGTCGTATGCAGAAGGCCGAAGCATCTGCTGGCGGTCTAAGAATGTTTCAGTACGCCGGTGAAATCGCAGCTACGACGCAAGACCCGTCCTCTTTGGATTGGTTCAATGTCGATGAAATGATGCCTGCTCTAGCTGACGCTCAAGCCATGCCTGCTTCGTGGATCAGAAGTAAGAAGCAAGTAGAGGAAATCCGCGCCGGAAGACAGCAACAGCAAGCGACTCAACAACTGATTGACGCCGCTCCTGCTATGGCCTCCATGATGAAACAAGGAGTCGGCGCACCTGTATGAGTGTGAAAGACGCGAAGCATCTGATCGAACAGAGAAAACGTGCGTACTCACTCACGTTTGCAGGGCCGCATGGTGAAGCAGTTATTGAAGACCTTGCGAGGTTTTGCAGGGCAAACGAATCCTGCTTTCATCCAGACGCACGGGTTCATGCAGTGATGGAGGGCCGCAGGGAGACATTCTTGCGGATACAGAATCACCTGAATATGTCTGAGACTGAACTTCTAACTTTACTCACAACCAACCGAAAGGCTTCCAATGACTGATGTAACTGCCCCCGCAACCGGACAAGGCGCAACACCTAGTGCTGACCCTGCTCCGATCAATTCATCGGCAGCACCAGGAACAACCACATCAACTCCTGCATCAACACCAGTATCAACAGATTGGACTTCTGGCCTTGCACCTGAGACTGCAAGTTACGTCCAGAACAAAGGGTGGAAAGCCCCGACTGATTTGCTGAACTCGTATCAGCAACTTGAGAAACACATGGGGACTCCGGCTGACAAACTTCTGAGACTCCCCGATTGGAACAATGCCGAGAAATCGGAGATTGACGGGTTCTATACCAAGTTGGGGCGACCCGCTGACCCGACGCTGTACGAACTCCCCGTACCTGAAGGCGCTCCGAAGGACATGGCAGATTGGGCAAAACCCATATTCCATGAAGCAGGGCTGACAAATCAACAAGCCAAGGTGATCGCTGAGAAGTGGAACGAACACATTGCAGGGCTTGGGGTAAAACAGAAAGAAACCTACGCTCAAACCATCGAACAGCAGAACAACGAACTCAAAACCGAATGGGGTCAGGCTTACGATCAGGAGATTGGTAAAGCCAAGAACGCCGCCAAAGCCCTTGGTATCAAACCTGAACAGATCGACGCCCTAGAAGGGTCGCTAGGGTTTGCCAATCTGATGAAGATGATGGCGAACATCGGCGCTCGGATTGGGGAAGATAAGTATGTTGGTGGAGATGCCTCATCCGGTAGTGGTGCATTGACTCCGGCAGGAGCGCAATCACGGATCAAACAACTTCAAGGCGATAAAGAATGGACGGCTAAATACCTTGGTGGAAACATCCAAGCTCGGGCTGAGATGGAGCGTCTGATGCAGTTCGCATACCCATCGTGAGCGAACAGATAGCATTGGAGTGCGTCAAGATAGCCGCAACACTGGTAAGCCCTTCTGTTAATGATCGTTTTGAGGCTATTGCACAAATCTCTGAAAAGATGTATCTTCATATACAAACCCTATCGGGGAACATCCCGGCAGAAGTAACACAAGCAGACAAGCCAAGGCGAGGAAGACCGCCAAAGCCCTGAGAAAACCTGTTTTACGGTAGTGCATGACCCCTCTTGATGAGGACAAGTCAAGGAGCGTCGCCGCCTTAAAGGGCAACGAACTTTTCTTTTACTCATCAGGAGACATATTATGTCCGTAAATCTGCCTACGCACTTTGTGCAGCAGTACAGTACCAATATCGCGCTGCTCTTGCAGCAAAAGGGTTCCAAACTCCGCAACGCCGTTATGACCGGCAACCACGTTGGCAAGCAAGCCTCGCCTGTGGATCAGTTCGGCTCCATCGAAATGCAGTCGGTTACTTCCCGCTTCGCTCCCATGAGCCGCGTGGATGCTTCGACTGACCGCCGTTGGGTTTTCCCCTCGGACTTCGACCTGCCGCAACTCATTGATGAGTTCGACAAGTTGAAGATGATTACCGATCCGTCTTCGGCTTACGTTCAGAACGCTGTTTTGGCGGCTGGTCGCAAGTTCGATCAACTGCTTTGCACTGCTTTCACCGGAACTGCCAAGACTGGCGAATCCGGTGGTACTTCGACCATCTTCACTGCTGCGAATGAGGTTGATGTGGCTGTTGGCGGTGCTAACTCCAAGCTGAACGTCGCCAAGATCAAGGCCGTCAAGGAACTGATGATGGCGAATCACATCGACTTCGATTCGGAAGAGGCTTACATCGGTATCACTGCCGCTGACCATGCTTCCCTGTTGAATGAGATTCAAGTGATTTCGAGCGACTTCAACGGTGGTATGCCTGTTCTGCAAAACGGTATGGTTACTTCGTTCCTCGGCTTCCGTTTCATCCATTGCGAACAGATCGAAACTTCGCTGGTTGGCACGAACGAAGTCACTCTGCCTGTTTGGGTGAAGTCGGGTATGTATCTCGGCCTGTGGAACGACATCGAGAACTCGGTATCGAAGCGTAACGACCTGCAAGGCGAACCCTGGCAGCTTTACACCAAGATGTCTTGCGGCGCGTCCCGTCTTGAAGAAGACAAGGTCTACGCCATCGAATCCTACCGCGCTTAATTGAAGGGGAACAAAAATGGCAACTGTAAATTCAACTTGGATCACCAACGCGGTAGCTACTCCTGCGGTAGCAACCAATTCTAACAAGTCCACTGGACGGGTATTTTCTGCAAAATCAGCAGCAACCGTTTCAATCACTCAGGCGTCTGGAGACATTATTCGCATGGTTCGCGTTCCGTCCAATGCTCGCATTGATGCGGTTCTGCTTACCACGGCAGATGCCGCTACTGCCGGAGCGGTTGATATTGGTGTATATCAAACTGCGGCTAATGGTGGTGCTGTAGTGGATGCGGATTTGTTCGCTTCTGCTTTGGCTCTGACTGGTGGCCCGTTTGTTCGCAGCGATCAGACTTGGGAATCCACTCAATACACCTATGCTGAATCGTGCCTTCCGTTGTGGGAAGTCCTTGGCTTGACGGCTGACAGTAATCGTGAATACGATATTGCTGCCACCGTAACGACAACTGGTGATGGCATGGGTACGGTGTTCGTTCTCGAAGTTCAGTACGTGATCTAACCGAATCGGGGGGCTTCGGCCCCCCAGCTTCTTAGGAGATTCAAAATGGCAGATCGCTTCTATAGCCTTATCAAAGGCGAACACAGCACTTGGCAGGTAACTGAAGGCGCATCGACATCCGGTGAAGCCGTCGAGTTGCGAGTAAGTGATTCAATTTACACGACGAAGCTGGATGTAATTCTGCTTCTGGAAGTTCTTGAAGATTACCTCAAGACAGTCGAAACAAGTCCTATTGCATAAGGGGTAAGACATGGCTGATGCAATTCGCGCAGTATCTCGTGTTGATCTTAAGTCAGCCGTTCCTGCTTGCTTGATGACATGGACGGGTTTGGATTTGGATGATTCTGGTGTTCCGATTGAAATAGTTGATTATCCAGATCGCACCGTTACGTTCACTGGAACATTCGGTGCGGCTGGTTCAGTCACCATGCAAGGATCAAATGACGGTGTGAATTATTTCCCAATGACCGATCTTCAAGCAAATGCGGTTACTAAAACAGCAGCAGGTATGGAGATGCTGGTTGAAGCTCCGCGTTATATCCGTCCAATAGTAACTGCTGGTGATGGAACTACAAGCCTGACGGTTCAGGTCTTATGTCGGAGGACTGTATGATGAATGATATGACCTTTACACAGGCATCTGATGAAATTCGTAAGATGCTTCGAGGGTTCAAGGCTATTGAGCAGGTTTCTTCCGCGCTTGAAAGCGCAGGCTCCATTCAGAATGCTGTCAAAGAATCTGAGGAGAAATTAAGTTCGTTGCGATCAGATATTGCTAAAGCAGAATCGGATGTTCTTGCGGCAAATGCTTATATAGCCGCTGCTAAAGATGAGGCTAAGCAGATCAAGGCGAAAGCTAAAGAGAAGGCTGATGAGTTGATAATAAAGGCTGAATCTGAATCGGCGGCGGTTAAGTTAGCCTCTGACAATGTTGTCGCAGACGCTAATAATAGTGTTGCTGCTGCCGGTCAAAAACTGCAAGCTATTGAGCAAGAGGTTAATGCCAAAATGGCAGCGTTGGCAGATAGCGAAGCGAAGATTGCCAAAGCGCAGGCACAGATCGCAAAATTGCTTGGGAGTTAAATTATGTCGATGTCCGATACCACAGAAATAGCAGCACTCGCAGCATTCCTGCAAGGAACTGATCCCGCGTACCGCGCCGGTGCCACGCAATACCTTGCGCTGTTTGAAGGCGATCCCGGTGAGTCTGCTTCGCTGGCGCAGGAAAGTAACTACACTGACTACGCCCGAGTCGCACTGACTAAGGCTACTGCATGGACAGGTGGTGGTAATCCTTTCACCAACGCTGCGCTGATTCAGTTCCCTGCATGTACCGGATCGACTTCGGCCATCACGCACTTTGCTGTAGTTGATACCGGCCCTGCTCGTTTGACTGCGGTGAACATGATGATCTCCGGGGCGCTGTCTGGAACGCTGAATGTGTCAAGTGGAATTCAGCCACAGTTTGCCGCAGGTGCATTGAGTATCACGGCGACCTAAATGTTCCGCAATTACAGGACTCTCGTTCAAGATGTCACTGGCGGGAACTGTGGTTTGTGCCAGTACCGCAAGGCGGTGTCTTCGACGGCGACAATAACCGGGCAGTGGTTCGACTACTCGTATGCTCCCGGTATGCCTGTAGCGAACTACTACGCAGCAAGCCCGACAACGGCAGAAACGCTAGAGTCTAACAAAGGGTTGTATATCCCGACGCTTCCGGCAAAGACTGTGTATCTCAAGTCGTGGTGTGCAATGTCTCTTGCGTCAGGCGGCACTAGCGCGACGAATCAGAACCAGCATTTGATGTTGTGCGACTACCTTCTCTATTACCCGTTTGTCGATGCTGACGCGGCGGGTGACTTGCAGGAAATGACCAACGTAAAGACGCTACCGAGATATACAACGGACAAGTGTTTGCAGATGATGGTGGTGAGTCAGTCAGCGACAACGGGCGGCGGAAACTTCACGATCACCTATGAGAATCAGGACGGAGTGGAGCACACCACACCAATTGTTTATTGCGCCGCTGCTCAACCTCCCGGCGCATTGGTTTCCTGCATTGCCAATGCGACATCAACCGCGCCATTTGTCGAACTCGCTTCAGGTGATACCGGAGTAACCAGAGTCAAGTCGGTCACGATGAACTCAAACAACGGTGGTCTGTTCTGTATCGTCATCGTCAAGCCGCTGTTAAACAACTGGGTGCGTGAAGAGGTGCGCCGCAGGGATGCCACCACCTTTGCGTCCTATGGTGATGCAGCAATGGTGGAAAGCGGGGTACAGAACGCTGGATACCCAGAGATAAAGAATGGGGCGTTTCTTGGCATCATTGGTAGGGGCATGGGTGGTTCTATCGCCTCGTCAATTTTAACTGGCTACATAGAGTACATTTGGAGTAACTAATCATGGGATTTTCATCACAAGACGACCTGCTGTCAGAAATGACTGCTGGCAAGATTCAAACCTGTAACGTGTTCCAGAAAACCCATGATACGGCTCCGACTGCCGGTTACTGGACTGACTTGAGCGTGTTCGCAGGTACTCCTACTGCTGACGGTTATACAGGGTCATCGGTGGTCTATGCCCCAACGGACAACACCACTGCTTCCTCATGGTACTTGGGCGGGGATGTCTCTACCGACACCAAGCACGTTCTGAACTTCGGGGCAAGCTGCAACGTCACAACCGGCGCACCTTGGCTCATCATGGCAGTAGATCAGGTTGGCTATGTTCCGATTGCTGCTGCCAACTACACCGCTGCAACTCATACCATCACCATGACTGCTCTTGGCAATACAGCAGGGAAGGGTGATCGTTATGCCTACGGTGAAGGTCTGCGAATGATGGTTGTGTCTCAGACTGCTCCTGCTACGGGTGGTGGTAACGTGACGGTGACTTACACGGCTTCCGGTGCCGGCGGTGCTACCGGCCAGACCACGGTAGCATCATCGACGCTTGCCGCCGCTCCTAAAGGTACTGTGATTCATAGTGGCCCTGTTGCTACTCGTGCTGCTCCATTCATCAACCTCGCCTCTGGTCATACCGGAGTCAAGGATATTGAGTCAGTCACCTTCGCGGCTACTGCTTACACTGGTGCTGGACGACTTGCAATACTTCTAGTCAAGCCTCTGTTTGTGATTCCAGTCCCTACAGCCGGTATGCACAGTATGACTGACTTCGTGAACATGATGCCAAGTCTCCCGAAGCTTCCTGATGGTGCTTGCGTCAAGTTGATGGCTTACCATACTGCTGCGACAACTGCCAATGCTAACTTCCTCGCTACCGGCGATGTAGTCTGGGGTTGATATGACTAGCAAAGAACTCATCGAACTGGTAGCAGACTTCCCTGCTTGGCAGGGGAATACCTACGCGCTTGCTGTTCTGATTGCTCAACGTCAACGCGAGGATGATGCGGCTATCGCTGAAGGTATGGGACAACAGGAAGTCGCAGACACGATTAGGGCATCATGCTAATCACCACAGGACACTTCTGGCTACACGCTCCGCACCGATTTAATGCTGGCGGGAACGGACTCGCCTATCTGCATGACAAGACATCATTCAGTCTAGGCGATAGTCGATTCAACAACTCGGTCGCATTCGATAAGTTCGCTGCAATCCCTAATGGGGCTACGAACCAGACGGCACAGGTGCTACCTCGTAGAACAGGGGGTATGTCATCTACCAATGAGGCTGACTTCTCTTTCACACCTGCTGGTGCTGCGCTGTCTGGTGTGACTGAAGCGGGTTCAGCAACCATCGGAATTGCCACAAATATTCCAGACGGCCAGTTGGTATCAACGATCCCTGCCGGTGGTGCTCCTGCCACATTCGGTATCAGCACCAACGTCCCGTTGCTTACAGCATCTATCAGCGGGGACAACGTAGGGCAACCTTGTGAGTTTGGGTTCGCTACGAACGTGCCTACCCTTGGCGCTATAGCCAGCCTGACGATTCTGCCTACTACCTTTGGTTTTGACGGAACGCTGACGAGCTACGCTATCGGGATCATGGAAGGTACAACAGAAGAATTTGGATTAACTAATTCAGGGATTGCCAATTCGGTCTGGTCATACATCATAGACTCAAGTGAGGCGCAAGACCTGCTAGCTGCTGCTGGCGCTGCCGGCGATCCTTTGCTTGGAGTAGTCGAGGGGACGCTAACCCTGCGTGATGTCCAGCGGATAGTGCTTTCTGTTCTTGCCGGTAAGGTATCTGGTGCTGGCACTGGAACAGAAGTCTTTAAGGGGCAGGCTGACGAGAATCGTGTTACTAGCACAGTCGATGCGAGTGGTAATAGAACCAGTGTCGTACTAGATGCCGCTTAATCATTTCAGCGCAAAGCATTTTGGCGCTAAACACTTTACTGTCTTAGGAAGTTTAGGACAACTAATTCAATCAATAGTAGAATGGATTACATTCGCTAGACGAAGAAGCAGGAGATAGCATGACGATCACTACTCGCGCAGGCAAGGGTTCTGCACTGACTCATAACGAGCTTGACGTAAATTTCACTGACCTTCGTGATGGGGTTGGCGGTCTTCAACTCCCCAAGACCTCAGGTTTGGGGATCAAGGTTGATTCAACAGGAACCCCTACGTTCCCGTGGCGTGATCTGATAGGCGACATTACCCCCAAGACTTCTGGTGCTGGCGCTCCGACTCTGGCAGCTTTCCGTGGTGGGAATGTCAGGGCGTTTTTTTACTCAGCGGGTGATGACGGGGATTGCGTGTTTCATATCCCTCACGACTATGTGCCTGGGACAGACTTGTTCCTCCATCTGCATTGGGCGCACAACGGTACTGCCATTAGCGGGTCATTGGTGGTTGATTACTATATCACCTATGCCAAGGGGCATAATCAGGCGAACTTCTCTGCTGAAGTGAATCGGACTCTGACTGTTTCAACTCCTGACATTGCAACAGTCCCACAGTATCGTCATCGGGTTGATGAGACTCAAATCTCGGCTGCATCTCCAGCGGCAAGCCAGATAGATAGTGACAATATCGAAATCGACGGGTTGATCCTTGTTCGTTTCGAGACAACTACAATTCCGACCATCACTGGTGGAACAACCAATGAACCTGCGTACTTCACGATAGATATTCATTACCAAAGTACGAATATGGGTACGAAAGCAAAAGCACCTGATTTCTACACATAAGGGGGCATCGTGGCTTCAGTCGTTGATATTTGTAATCGTGCGCTACAAAAGTTAGGCGCTGAACGCATCATTTCTCTGACGCAGGACAGCGTTTCAGCAAGGGCATGTAATCTTGCGTATGAGTCTGTGCGAGACTCAGAACTCAGGTCACATACTTGGAACTTTGCCATCAAGCGCAGGGAGTTGGCTGCTGATGCTACGGCTCCGGTTTATGGGTATTCCTACGCTTACACCCTTCCTTCTGATTGTCTCCGCCTTCTGAAGAACGACCATCAGGAGAACTACTACTCAAACAACTGGAAGGTTGAGGGTCGAAAGATCATCACGGATGAATCTGCTCCTTTACCTATCCGCTACGTCTATCGCGTTACTGACACAACGCAATATGACGCTCTTTTCATTGAAGCTCTTTCGAGCAAGATGGCGTATGAGATGTGCGAGGAACTGACGCAGAGCAACTCCAAGAAGGAAGCGGCAGCGGCAGACTACAGGAACGCATTGAGGGAAGCGCGGAAGATCAATGCTTTCGAGAACGTACCGGCGGAACAAGAGACTGATTCGTGGATCACCATTAGGCAATGAAGGTATCGCCAATCCAATCGTCATTCAATGCAGGGGAGTTTTCTCCTCTTGTATCGGCTCAAGTACGTTTTGAGAAGTACAAGAATGCCGTAGCGTTAGCAGAGAATATGATCCCGATTGTCCAAGGCGGGATGACCCGCAGGACGGGAACGATGTTTGTAGAAGAGGTTGCTGATGCTCTGTATGTAGAAGATGCGTATGTTGTAGATGGATACGTTGAGTCAAGCGGTAAGTCCAGGTTAGTTCAATTTGAGTACAGCACTACACAGGCATACGTTTTGGAGTTTGGCGAGGGAATAATCCGGTTCTACAAAGATCGTGGAATCATTGTTTCAGGGATTTCTCCATATTCAATCGCATCTCCATACTCATTTAGCGATCTGTTTGAATTGAAATTCACGCAGTCTGCTGATGTTCTATACATCACGCACCCTGACTATGCTCCAAGAAAACTGACTAGATCAGGGCATACATCATGGACTCTTAGCACAATCTCATTCACTGACGGCCCGTATCTACCGACGAATTCATCGGCAACGACGATAACTCTTGGAGCGACAAGTGGCAGTGTGTCAGTCACAGCGAGTTCTGGAATCTTCGCATCTACTGATGTCGGCAGGCATATCAGATTCAAGTCGACAGGGTCTACATGGGGCTGGCTAATCATCACGGCTTATACCAATACAACGCTTGTGACCGCCACGGTGCAGAGAAGCCCTGCTGCTGCAACTGCATCTGCTGATTGGAGATTGGGTCTGTGGAGTGAGACAACTGGATACCCGGCTTGCGTTACGTTCTTTGAAGATCGTTTATTCTTCGCTGGAAACGCTCACCGTCCTCAACGGATTGATGGAAGCGTGGTTGGGGATTACGAGAACTTCGCACCAAGCGCCTCTGATGGTGTTGTCGCTGATGACAATGCACTTGCTGCTTCTTTGAACGCCAATGATGTGAATGTAATTCGCTGGATGATTGACGATGAAAAAGGTTTGCTTGTCGGAACTGTATCTGGTGAATGGATGGTAAGGCCTTCCTCTTTGTCTGAAGCAATGACCCCGACAAACATCGCGGCAAAGAGGTCAACGGCATTCGGATCAGCAAACCTTCAAGCTATTAGGACAGGTAAGGCGTCTATCTACGTTCAACGGGCTGGCAGGAAAGCCCGTGAGTTGGCCTACGTCTATGAGGTTGATGGCTTTAGATCACCTGATATGACCGTCCTATCGGAACACGTTATGGAAGGCGGGGTAACTCAGTTCGACTATCAACAGGAACCGTTCTCTATTGTCTGGTTTGTCCGTACAGACGGCCAATTGATCGGACTGACATACGAGCGAGATCAGGATGTTCTAGGGTGGCACAGACATATCATCGGAGGAAGTGTCGGAACAGGTGATGCAGTAGTAGAGTCACTCGCCATAATCCCAACGCCTGACGGTAGTTCAGATGAATTGTGGTTGATTGTGAAGCGTGATATAAACGGGATGACTAAGCGTTATGTTGAATATGTCACTCCCAGGTTCGATGACGATGACACGACTGCGGCGCATTTCGTGGATTGCGGTCTTGAATACGACGGTGCGGCAGTGACAATGATAACTGGCATGGATCATTTAGAAGGCGAGACTCTCAGCGTCTTGGCTGATGGCGCTTCGCATCCTGATGTTGTTGTTTCAGGGGGTTCGGTCACTCTGGCGCGGTCTGCGAGTCGCGTCCATCTTGGTTTGGCGTATGAGTCGAACATTGGGACTCTCCGAATTGAAGCCGGAGCCGCAGATGGAACGGCACAAGGAAAGACGAAACGAATCCATCGTGTCAATGTGAGACTATACAAAACACTAGGTTTGAAGTTCGGCCCTAACTCATCAACGCTTGACACGCTACCCTTTAGAACATCTGCTGACGCAATGGGGAATCCCCCTGAGTTATTCACAGGCGACAAGACTATCAATTGGAACTCAGGTTATGAAACAGAAGGGCAGATGTACTTCCGACAAGATCAGCCTTTACCATTCACCTTGCTTGGTTTGATGCCGCAGTTGGTCAC